AAGCCGGAAGAAGTCGAGGAGTGCTTCCGGAAGACCAGGGAGGAATACGAAGCGGCCAAGAAGGCCCTCGGATAGATCCCCTACCTCCTCATTCATCCCCCAGGGAGGGGGAGTCCGCAGCCTCCCCTCCCCTCCACCAGGAGGCCGCGGTGGGCTGGCTGACGCAACTGAATTCGACGAAGCTCGACGAAAGGCGCAACCTTTGGCGCCTGGATTCCGAGCTGCGCTATTTCGACGAAGGCCTCGAGAAGCTCTTCGTGGTGCCGGAGGGGTTCAGGACGAATTTCGCCACCCTCTACATCTGCGCCGGCCGGTTCGTGTTTCGGATCCCGCTCGCATACTGGCTGGCCGCCGATCTGGGGGACGCGGCCGCCACGGTTCACGACATGCTTTACACCCTGCAGCCAGCGGGCATTACCAGGGCAGACGCAGACGGCGTCTTCCTGCGGGCCCTGATCGATTGCGGAGTGCCTCGGTGGAGGGCGTTTCTGATGTGGGCAGGCGTCAGGCTGTTCGGCTGGACGGTCTGGCGCAAGGTCATCCGCGACAAGAACCGCGGGGTCATGGAGGACCCAATAGAACAAACGATTTTTTGAGGAGGAGGCGATGGACAACGACACCAAGGTCACCCTGATCGGAACCGTGAAGAACATCTCAGCCCTGCTGGCCGTGTTCGGGCTGCCGGAGATCGATCCGGCATACCAGATGAAGATCGTGCAGCTCGTGGCCGTCGCGTACCTGGGGCTCGGGATCTTCCGGGACTTCTTCACCAACAAGCCCGACGCCGCGGTTCTCGACAGGCTCGAGGCAATCCTGGCGCGGCTGAAAGGAGCCCAGTGATGTCCGGCAAGAAGTTCACCCTGGAGCAGATCCGCGAAATGCACGCGAGATACCAGCGGACCTATGTCCTCTCGGTGCTGAAGGGCGGCAAGTGGGTCCATACGGTACTGGACGGCAGGCAGTTGCCGGCCATCGACGGGGTCCAGGCCAAGCGCCAGCCGCTGAAAAACGTCATGCCTTTCGACAAGTACATGGAGGCCTACGGTGCCTGAAATCATCTACCAGACACCCGAGGAGCTCATCCCCGGAGAGGACCAGCAACTGCAGGAGACGCCACCGGATCGCCCCGATTTCGAGAAGCTGATCAAGCACTGCATGGACCTGTACGAGCTCTTCAAGAAATCGAAGTACCGCGAGAAGGTGAAGAAGGAGATCCTAGAGTCGCGTCGCGTCTACGACCAGATCTCGCAGAAGACGGACTTCCCCTGGCCGGACGCCTCCAACCTCGTGCTGCCGCTATACGCGATCACCCTGGACAACCTCGAGCCGCGGATCGTTGCCGCTCTCATGGGCCGGGAACCTATCGTTTCGTTCCAGCCTCCGGAGACAACGCAGAAGGACGACGTTATCCGGATGTTCGAGGACTGGTGGCACAAGGAGCTAAAAAACGTCATCGGCATCGATGAGTTTGGCCGGCGTGCCGTTCACAAGCTCCTGCTGGAGGGAACGATCTTTCCGCTCCCGAGCTACGTTGTCGAGAGCGAAAAGCGGGTCGATTTCGCGTTCGATGAAGCCGGCAACGTCCTTTTCGATGATAGCGGAGCCCCTGTCATGCAGGACATCGAGGAGCCGGTGTTCGAGGGCGGGCACATAGAGCTCGTCCCGTTTGAAAAGCTGTATTTCCCGGACAACATCGGCACGATCCAGGAGTGGAACGCCTGCGACAAGATCCGCGAACTCGAGATGACGTATGCCGAGCTCTGGTCGCTCAAGGACCAATCGGACGCCGGCTGGATGGATATCGGGCCCTGGCTGTTAAGCCATGTCAATAAGGATGGACAAAGCGCCGGCGCGAAGGAATCCATCGCGGAAAATGTCTACGGTGCGTCTGTTACCGGGAAGGAAGTTCTGGACCTGATCGAGTGCCATATCACCTATCCGATCTATCAGGACCAGCACGAGCAGGACGAATCGAAGCACCGCGATTTCCGCGAGGAGCGGATCCTTGTCACCATCGCCACGCAGTCGCGCCGGGTCGTGCGCTACATCCTGCAGCGCGACGTGTTCTTCCCCAACCGATCCATGATCAAACGGATCCGCCTATTCCCGGAAGACGGCGTCAGCTGCGGCAAGCCCCTGTACTCCAAGATGAAGGCGATCCAGGAGGGCGCGTCCGACCTCTTCAATCTGCTGCTCAACATTGCCTACATCGTGGCGGTCCCGTGGTTCTTCTACGAGGAGAAGGCCGGCGTGACCGGGGAAAAGAGAATCTATCCTGGGGCCGGCGTCAAGGTTGACAGCGTCAGGGGAATTGTATTCCCGCAGTTCCAAGTAAGCCCCGCGGAGCTGATACCGGTCATCCAGACGCTCTTCACTCTCTGGGAGCGCGTGGGCAATATCGGTGATCTGCAAATCGGGCGCCTGTCGAACAAGGGAAACACGGCCACGGAGGTCCTGCAGACCATCCAGGAAGGCAATATCAAGTTCAACTACTCCGCCACGACCATCAAGGACGAGTTCGTTGACCTGATCCGGGCCCTCTATGACCACTACTACCAAAACATGCCCATGGACAAGACGTTCAACTGGAACGGACAGCCCGTGATCCTGCCGCGGAAGGCCATGCGCTCCGGATGGAAATTCGTCCTGGCCGGCTCGACGGAGCAGGCCAACAAGCTGATCGAGCGCAAGGAGAACGAAGACCTGTACGGGCTTCTCCGGAGCGACCCGCTGGCAAACGGTCCGGAAATTCTCAAGGATCTGCTCAAGAGCTACGGGCGCACGGAACTGGAACGGTACATCAACCCGGCTGTAAGCATGATCCTGTCGGCTCTCCAGCAAGCTCCAGAGATTGTCCAGGTGATCCAGAAGTACATGCAGACCAAGGCCGAGACGCAGGCCATGATTGAGGGCGCCGGCGAGGAAATCCAATGACGAAGCAAGACATCCTTTTCGACTCCGGCTGGGCCCCTTACCGGGAAATGGAAATCGAGGCTGGAATCGCCATGCTCCGGGAGATCTGGGGCGGCGATTTCTCGCCTGACTATATCCGGGGAGCAGTCGAAATGCTGCGGCGTATCATCCTGCTCCCGCATCACATGGCTGCGACCCCGGAGGCAAAAGAACGGGCAGAGGCTCTCGTCAAGGCCTCGTTTTCCGCCCTGGAGCTGAAGCTCCTGCGGCGAGCTCTGTTCGGTAACGATATGCCGGCCGCAGGGCCGAGTAAACCAGAGGAAGGAGATTGATCATGCCGGAAGATTTCGAGCAGGACGGACTCGTCAACGACGACCCCGGCGTAACCGGGGATGACGGGGACGACCTCCTCTCCGTCGTGTCCCTGGAAGGGGACGAAGGCGACGGGGAAGAACGCGGAACCGACAAGGGGAAGAAAGAACCCACGTCGGTGAAGGACATGGACCCCGAGGTGCTCGCAGCGCATCTCGCCAGGGCCCAGGAGCACATTAACAATCTGAACAAGGCTCTTCACGAGGAACGGCAGGCCAAGAAAAAGGCCGCGGAAAAGAGCGGAGAACCTGCATTCACCAAGGCGCAGCTCAAGGAACTCTGGACGGAGCACCGCGACGATCCGGATGTGCTGTTTAACATCCTGAGCTACATGGCCGACGAGACGGCCCGGAGCGCTCAGGCGAAAGCTGTTGACCAGGTCGAGCTCGTCAACAAGAAGAAGGAAGTGGACGACTACCTGGCCCAAAACTTTCCGGATCTCGCAAACGATTCGTCCCCGCTACGCGCCGGCGTGGACAAGGCGAAGCAGGAGCTCATGCTGACCGATCATCCCTTCGGGGACATCTTGGCTCTCGGGCTCAACAACCTTTTGAACCTGCCGCAGACCGTCAAGGCTGCATACGAGATGGGAAAGAAGGAAGCCCAGGGAGGTGTTAAGCCGATGGACCGCAGAAGGGAGAAAATCAATGCCGGCAATCTGCCGAAGGGGAAGACCCCGAAGGTCGATGCCGAGGGCATGGGAAGCGAAATCCAGAGCCCGGAGATCATGGACGTGGCAAAGCGTATCGGCCTCTCAAAGCAGGGCCAGCAGATCTACGCCAAGATCTTGAAGAACTCAAAAACCCGTTCCGTAACCGTGGAGGGATAGCCGATGAGAACGAGAAAAGCGACTGCGCAGAAAACCCCTGATCCCGTTCCGGATCAGGCTCCCGTCCAGCCCGTGGACAGCTCCCAGCTGACGCCGGAGGAGCTGGCCATCGCGAGACGAGTAGCCGCCGAGGGCCCCATCCTGGACCACGGCGAAGAGGGAATGGTGGATTTCTCCCTGACGGAAGACCCGCTGAAGCTCCCCGAGCCTGCTCTCAAGGAGCAGAGAGAAAAGCGTCTTGCGTTCCGTTGGATTCGCAGATCTCCGGAGCGGATCGATCAGGTCCGTAACGCCTCCCCGCCGCTCAAGTGGTGGATCTGCAACCGCACAACGACCCCGTTTCTCTCCAAGTACGTCGATCCGGTTCTCGGCGCCGTCGTGCGTCTGGATCTGATCCTCGTCTGCAAGCCCTGGAGCCATTTCATGGCCGAGCATCGGGCCAAGCTTGAGCTGGCCGAGATGGGCACGGCAAGCACGATCAAGGCGAAAGACGGTCAGTCGGACGGAAAGCGAGACAGTTATGAATGGACCGGAGGGACGCGGACGGAAGACTCTCCGCAGCCTCTCCGGGCGGAAATCACGAGGTCGGCCCCGCTGCTGGTCGAAGGCAGGGACTTTGATGACAGCGGATTGATCGACTCTGGCGCGGGAGGCGATAACGACATCATCGCAGATTAAGGAGTTTTAACCATGGCAAACACCGACGCCCCCTTCGGGTTCATCCCCTACGGGCAGTTGCTCGGAGCCAACTGGTATCCGGTGGCGACTGCCTACGGGACGGCGATTTTTGTGGGAGACTGGGTCGAGATCACCAACACCGGCCTGGTCTGCAAGATTTTCGATGGCGAGACGCGCATGGGCGTCGAGATCGACGCCACCGGCGCGGCCGGAGACGAGCTCGGGGCCGTCCTGGCGATTCTCGACCACAACGGCGACCCCGTGAAGTACCTGCCGGCATCTTCCGCCGGCGACGGCGTCGTGGCCGGCTACGTCCTCGTGGCCGACCATCCGCTCCAAGAGTACCTCGTCCAGGAGGACGGGGAAACGACTCCCATCGCGGCAGCTTCCGTCGGCCTCAACGTGGCCATGATCTCGACGCACAGCGGGAGCACGGTCACGGGCCGCAGCAAACAGGAAATCGACAGCGACAGCGTCAACACGACCAATACGCTGGCGCTTCGGATCCTGCGCTCGTACAAGGACGATACCGTCGGCAGCGCATACTGCCGCTGGATCGTGCAGCCCAACCCCAACGCTCACTTCAAGAGCAGCGCAACGGCCATTTAATGGAGGTGAAGAGCTATGTGGACCAGATCGAGATTTCTGAACGAGTACGTCCCCGGACTCTTTGCCCTGGCCGTTGATTCCTACATCACCAGCAGGGCGGAATCCATGTGGGAGGACATGTGCACCATCAAGACTTCCGCCAAGAAGAAGGAAGAGGACTCCATCCGTTCCGGGCTTGGCCTGCCGGTCAAGAAGGGGGAAGGAGCTCCCATCAGCTATGACACCCAGATCGAAGGCGGCAAGCAGACCTGGGTTCACAGCGTGTGGGCCCTCGCCGTGAGACTCACGGAAGAGGCCATCGACGACAACCTCTACGACCTCCGTGGTGGCGGGAATGCCGACGAGCTTTCGTCCATGTTCCGCGACCTCGGGGAGGCGATGAACGAGAACATCGAGGGCCAGATGGCGAAGTTCCTGGTCTACGGCACGGCGACGACCTACCACACCACCAGGGAGTCCAAGGCCCTTTTCGCCACGGACCATCCGCGTCTCGACAGCTCGACCTTCTCCAACAAGCTGACGGCCTCGGATCTCACCTATTCGAGCTTCTGGGCCGCCGTGGTGGCTGCCGAAAACCAGTTCAACCATCGGCAGTACAAGATCAAGAAGAAGATCAAGAACCTCTGGTTCCCCCCGCAGCTCGAGAAGCAGGCGAGGGAGATTCTCCAGAGCCCGGACCGCCCGGACACGGCGAACCGCGCCATCAACGCCTACGCCAAGAGCGGCCGCAACATCGGACTGAAGTCCTGGCCGCACCTGACGGACACGGATGCGTGGTACCTCCAGCTCGACGGCCGGGGGATCATCTTCTTCTGGCGCCGCAAAACGAGGTTCGGCCGCGAGCAGGACTTCCAGACCGGCGACTGGATGTGCAAGGCGGACCAGAGATGGTCGGCCGAAATCGCGGACGAGCGAGACTGGTTCGGGAACGTCCCGGCCTAAAAAGGAGGTTCCACTATGAGCACGAGCAATCTCACCATCGGGCCGTGGAACGTCCTGGGAGGACTTGTCCTCCCCTCGACCCAGGGGAACGTCTGGCATGTCAAGCCCTACTCGGGCTCGGACGGCAACGACGGGAAAACCCCCGAGACGGCCGTAAAGACCCTGACCAGGGCCCTCGCGTTGGCCACGGCGGACCAGAACGACATCGTCCTGCTGTATGCCGAATCCAACACGGGGACCTACACGACGGACTACCAGACCACGACGCTGGACTGGAACAAGGACCTCGTACACCTGATCGGCGTCGGGGCCCCTGCGCCCATGTCCAAGCGGTCGAGAATCGCCTGGGATTCCACGGCGGCGTCGTCCTCCGACATCCCGCTGTTCACCCTGTCGGCGGACAACTGCCTGATCTACAACATCGGGTTTTACAGCGGCATCGACGATGCCAACATGATCGGAGCGGTCAAGGTGACCGGCAGCCGCAACGTCTTCAAGGATTGCCACATCGCCGGGATCGGCCACGACACCAACGATGCGGCCGGCGCTTACTCCCTCATGCTCGACGGGGCACAAGAGTGCCTGTTCGAGCGGTGCTACATCGGCCTCAACACGATTGATGCTGGCACGGCAGCCAATTCGGAGATCCTGATCGACGGCGGCGCGAAGAACTGCGAGTTTTACGAATGCAAGATCTACCGGCGCATCGAACATGCGACGAACCATCCGCTCGTGAAGCTCGCTGACGCAACGGCCATCGACGAGTTCATTCTGTTCACCCGTTGCGGATTCATTCACACGGCAACCAACTACGGCATCACGGCCGGCGGCGTGTTCAAGCTGGCCGCGGATCTCACTCAGGGCCTGATCATTCTCGACAACTGCTATGCGGTCAACGACAATGCGTCCGGCGCCGGAAAGTGGGACGTGGATGACCGGGACAAGATCTGCGTGATCGCCTCCCCGACGCCGGCGGCCGACACGGCGGGTCTGATCCGGGTCGTGTAAGATGTCAACTGTCTAGCCGAACCGAGGGGCGGCGGTACGCCGCCGCCCCCACATTCCAGCGAGGAAGGAAATGGCAAAGGCCAGGCCTGCATCCGCCGCAAAGAAGCCGAAGAAAAGGTCCGCTCGGGCGCATCCGCCGGAAGAGCATCCGGCCGGCGTCGTTGCGGATGCCGTTCCGGAAACGACCCGCGAAAGCGACGCTGCCATCAGGGAAGGTAAGGCCGACATCGGGAGCATTGTCTGGAGGCACAGATGAGCGTCCGCAGATCCGGAGGGGCGGCCTCCGAAATCCATCTCGACTCCGACCCCTTGGCGGAAGGAATCGTCCAGGTCGGCGGAACGGCGACGTTCACGGACAGGCGGCAGGAGTTCCGGAGCTGCGGCGTCGATCCGGGCCTGAGCCTGTACTGCGAAAATGTCACGGATGGGTCTGCCGGAACGGTAACGGGGGCCGACGAGAACACCGTGACTTGCGCCCTGTCTGGAGGATCGGCAAACGTCTGGGCGGCCGGCGATGCCTACAAGATTTACAAAACGTCGACGAAGGATTCCGAGATCTCGAAGATCTGGATCGACAGGCGTGCCGGCAGGAAGGTCACCGGGAAGGATCGGCTGGAAAAGGGCATCCTCCCGGAAGATATCGATCTGGACGAGTACAGGGACAACATCTTCGGGCCGGGGCAGCCCGAGAGGAGTTAGCGCATGGGCAATACGGCTGGCGTTTATGGGGGCCTGCACCTGGATGTCCTGGAGCGGCTCGTACTGTGGGAGATGGGACAGGTCCAAGGCACAACCGTCAGTTACAGCGTCTATCCCAGATGGCTGATCCGTCAAAAGCTCAACGACAGGCAGAACACATTCGTCCAGGAGACGCATTGTCTGCGCCGGCTGGCTCTGATCCCGACAGTCCAAGGCCAACGCCTGTATCGTCTGCCGTCGAATTGCATCGACGACGGCGTGATCAATGTGAAGCTCTTCACGTCATCGACGGCATACGATGAGCTCGAGATTCGCGATGTCGATTGGCTGGATACTCACCGCGCCGGCTGGCTTACGGCCGAGGAGTCAACCCCAGAGCTGGCCTATCACGGCGGGTCGATGGGATCCATCCCTCTTCTCGGAATCTATCCGCCGCCCAACGCAACTGGCGTCGCCTATGCGACAGGCACGGATGTCGGGATCTCTGTCGGAACGGCCCTCGGAACGACGCAGCAATCGCTGTATGGGACAGCAACGGGAGGATCCGGCACGACGCTGGTCGATACGGGCACGGCATTTACGAACTACGGGCTTGCGGCCGGAATGTGGGTCCGAAACATCACGGACGGCAGTTCGGGGATGATAACGGGCGTCGCAACGAATACGATCACATGCTCCGGAGGGTTCTCCGGAGGTTCCGCGAATGCGTTTTCGGCCGGCCACAGCTATGTGATCCTTGCCGGCGAATACGCCGTCAGAGTCGATCACGAGCGCGAGGTCTACATATACGGCAACCGTCACGGGGCCCTGGGCGATATCACCGTTCCGGAAAACACGCTGCTCGTCGAATATGTGCCGTTCCCGGTTCAGTTTCGATGGGACGAAACGGCGACTGATGCCAATCAAGGGAATGCCTATGCTTACCCGGAGATCCCGCGCAACTACCACAAGGCCCTCTATTGGGGCGTCGTGAGCGATCTGCTTCGGACCTTCCATCAGCAATCAAAGGAATTTGAGAGAGCGACATATTACGAGGAACTCTTTCAAGCGGCAGTATCGCAAGCGAAAGAGAATAAGGACCGCCGGCCGTTCAAGGAGAAAGAAGTGTACGTTGTTCCAGCCAAGAGGTGATCATGCCGTCTGCTCTTCTATTTTTCCATAAGGGGCTAACAGCCGATGCCGTTGATTGGTTCATGGAGCCTGGGCATATTCCCTATTTTTTGCCAGATGGATCAGCTCGAGGACAGTCATTTTATTGGTGCATGACAGATGGAAGGCTGGACCTGACATATGGTCTTAAAAAAGTAACGGTAACGGACATGGAGGCGACGTGTTTCGACCTCTACAAAATGGGTCCGTACATTTGGAATTTCACGATAAAGCGGCTTTACAATATATATGTCGGAGGCTCTCCGCCTCACGGTGTTACCGAGTATGGGAACTATCTGGCAGCTGTAAGCCAATTCAAAACCGCCAGATACAAAAAGTTTTGCATCCACAAAAGGAATTACAACAATCTTTACAGCCATTTGATGGTTGACGAAGACGGCAATGCTTTTTTTGCCGCCGTCAATAACCCATCCGGCGCTCCGTCTGGGTCTGCCGGGGCCGCTGGAAGTCCAAACGGCGTCTACAAGCTGTATTATTCGTTTTTAATCACATATCCGAATGGGATGGTGTATGAGACTGGGCTGTCTCCGGCAAGTGGTGACGTGACGGTGACAAATCAGCAAATCAATTGGACGGGTATAGGAACATGCCCATCGCAGAGATGGTCATCGACCCCCTCCGGATATGGCATTGACCCAACCATACACAGAAAGCTGTACCGCGGCCCTGGAACCGGAGGCACGCTGGCAGACATTTATTATGTCGCAACGATCACAAACAATTCTTCCACGACATATACAGATAACAATTCCGATGCGACATTGATAGCAAATGGAGTATGCCGAGTGAAGGATTTTATCCCGATGCATGGGGCATCGGGGACGAATTATGCTCATATCTTTGAGTTTCACAACGGGCGTCTTTATGAGGCTGATGCACAATATCCGTGGAGAATGAACTATTCGGAACCTGCGTATGGTGACACCGCAGCAGCAAACGAAAACATTCTCCCCATCGCCCGCAAGGCAACAAACTGGAACGACATCAGGCCGGCAGGATTGCCAGGAGAAAACAGAATCACGGCGCTGGTTAGTTGGGGATCTACTCTTTATATCGGAACTCAAAGCGGATGGATAAAAAAAAGTGGGGAATCTCCCTCGACATGGGTTCTAAGGAAAACAAACGCCATCCACGGGCCAATTAGCCAGAACGGAATCGCAATCTCTTCTTCTCCATTCGGAATTATTTACTTTACGAAGGGACCGATGGGCGAAATCAGGCTGGCTTTGTTCGATGGCGATACGAGCCGGATCATCGGCAGCCCAAAGTACGATAAAATATTTGATTACTTATTGAACGGCAGTGATGAACTTCACCTTTCCTTGAGAATATCAGGGAATCTTCTTTATATCGAAAGAATAGGATTGGTCATTGATCTGAGCCGTTGGCCTGACTTGAGAATGTGGAATACACAGCTGCACGGCATGTGCAGGCTACTCGTTCCCGAGCAGACCTATGGAGCGCCAGCTGATATCGATTATGCCTATGTGTGCAATGGCCAGAGCTTGTTCAAAAAGCAATATGCCTTTTGTGATGGCACGGAAGATC